ATGCGTTGTTCGTTTGTCTCTGGGTTTATCATTACGTGAGGCACAAAGCCTTCAACAGTTTCGTCGTATTCAACATCCATCCATTCAGCCACTTGTTTAGCAATAGCCTTTTGGATTTGGCTGTCATTGGGTGCCGTCTCCGCGGCAGTTTTAAGTTGGGCAATTTCTGAACCAGTATCTCTAATGTTGAACGATCCAGGATAGTCAATTTCGCCATTGTATTCATACCCCATATATTCACAGAACAGTTTCCAAATGTTTTCTTCTGCTAATTCTAATTGGTCCGCTTTTTCTGACAATTTCGCATTCAACAATTGAAACTCTGTTTCCATAGCAACACCTGACATTGAACGACTTTCAGTTGCTCTAACAGCACCAGTATTTGCCATCTTGTCAATGTTTTCAATTGTGTGGTTGATTGACTGTAGGATTTTATCTACACTCGCACCACTAAATTCTAATATGTAAGGTTTCAAACCAGGATCTAAGTTCTCTGGCATATGAACAATTGATCCAGCACCAATACCAGCATTTGTTTCTGGTGTTTTAACAAGGCTTGGATGTGAATCAAGTCTAATACTCTGATCTATTTCTGATGTAGCATTGTAGATGAAACGCTGTGCGTCAGCAATATCAGCAATATCTGAAATACCAATGCCTTTCTGAACGCCTTTCTTGTTATACACACATACCGCAGGAATCTTGCCTAACTGATTCTCTTCAATAATTTCGTCACGGATAACTTCATCTTCCATATCAATTACAACGGTTCTAATAGCATCTGGTGTCCATTCTTTAACAGTGTAAATGTCTTTGGTTACATCTTCAAGATACTTTAGGTAGTCAAGCTGAAATCTGCCACTTGGCATTCTTTTCCAACTCCAATCCAACACAACCATTGGTGTTAAAACTGAAAGATAAGGACGAACACCTTGTTCAACTTCTTCTGCTCTTGTAGTAGCACCAATGTCTGGTTTGCTTACCATAACCCAGCAATGTCCAAACACACTACTCCAGGTTGAAACATCCTTCATAAAGGAATTTAGGCTACGCCCATCAAAGTCAGCATCTCGTAGGAAGTCTTGTGTTTCTGACAAGTTTTCAATGCTCCCCAGTTCTCTATTAGGCTCAGTTCTAAATAAGAACGAGTTATATACGCTAATGACAGAGGCACAATGATTTTCAAGTGGTGTTGTGTTTAGACGTGCTTGATATTCTGACTCTGTTTCTAATTGATAGCGAACTAAGTGTTCTGCTCTGCGGTATTCTTCACCGCCAATATAACTTTCTAATAGATACTGCCAAGTATCCTTGTATGTGTCGTAGGTTTCGTTGCCGCTTATGACGTTGGCAATCGCTTCATTCAGTTTCTGTATTTGATCCATTGTTTAATCTCCGTAGGCTAAGGCGTGTCCCCATCTTTGTGGCGTAACTAAATCCGGATCAATGTCGCGACGTAAGGGCCATCTATAAGCCACGTAATAAGACATTGCGTCAAACATATGATCCCAACCAGAATCTTTGTCCGGAACTTGAGTCCCTTCTTTGTAAGTGTATTTGTCTAAACTTTCTATACTATATTTATTGTCTTTTCCAATAAACAGCCTTCTAACGCTGTCTGCTGAGCAGAAACGAGCATTTATAGCATTGATTCTATCACGGACTGGATCGTGTTTGCGTGGGGATTTAACAATAAATCCAGCGTTGTGTAATAGTGTGTGATCCGTCATACCACCGGCACTTGTTCTGCGTTGGTTGCCACTTGGATCAGGATAGACAAACTTCTTTGAATTTGGATATCGTGCGATTATTTCATCAATCATTTCTCCGGTATTACTTGAATACATCTGTATCTCGTCTATTTGATATGCTGTTTCAGGATCTGTTTCAACAAATATTGCTGCCGTAGAGGGTGATACGTTAAAGTCCATACCTATATGAATAATGCTTGTATCAATAAACGGTGCTTGTTTGATATTGTGATCTCGTTCAAAAGCATACGCCACTCTGTTTTCAGTTGTTTCAAATGTTGCTTCAAACTCCTGTCGGAACTGTTTTTCACTCATATCGCGTCTGGCTTGTTGGACTTCTTCGTCACTAACAAAGCCGTTAGATAGTGTAGTGTGTTGCCATCCACACCAAACATCAGGTAATTCTTCTTGTAGGTTATACAAGTCATATAACCAATTGCCCTTGCCCTTGGGTGTTCCAATAAACATTGCGTGTCCTTCTTGGTCCGCAAGAGCTGGACGTATAACACTCATCCAAACTTCTGGATTGATGTCTGCTACTTCGTCAAATACACAATAGTAGAGACTTGGACCACGTAGGCTATCTGGGTTTTCAGCACCCTTTAAGGATATTGAACTACCGTTGATTAGGTCTATTTTCAATTCGCTTTCGTTTATCTTACGCACCCACTTGAGTTCTGTTAAGCGTTTCTTAAGAGGCTTCCAAACAATCATCTTAGCCGCACGATATGAGCTTGTAATGTAGAACACATCCTTGTTAGGGTCTTTGGCATAGTAGCATAGTTGGCGAATTGACAAGAAAGTTTTGCCCCACCTACGTCCGGCAACTACTACTTTGAAACGATGTGTATCGTTTGCAATTTCTTGTTGTAAATTAGTTAGACGCATCTAATTCTTCTCTGAGGAATTTAATATTGTTTTGTAGGTTGATTACAAGTTCTACAACATCTTGGTTGGCTTTTGCCAAATCAGCAATCAATTGTTCTTGTTGTTGGACTTTGTTCTGTAGTCGCATAATTGTGCGTTCGTGTTGATGTAGCATTAGAGTGTGTTGCTCTAATTCTGCTAACGGATCAAAGTTAGGATTCAACATTGTGCTTTGGTTTCCTTAGTTGTTCAAGTCGTGTAATGACTTCTACGTTTCCGCCAATCCAGCCTTGAGTATAATCAATAAGGCTCATACACAAATTGTCTGCTTTGCGTCCTCTTTGGAACCAAACATCGTCATCAAACCAAAGTTGTTCAAATGCTTCCCAGGATAAATCATAGTGTTCGCCACGGAATTTGGCTTGTGCTCTGTGTCTAAGCCAAGCATAATATTTGTCACGACGAATAGGACAGGGCCCAGTTAGCCACGTATCTGGTGTAGGATAGCGTCCTTGTCCTTGCCCAGGTCCAGTTTTCTTAGGTGTTGGCACATTCTTCAATCTATTCATACTGTTATTTAGCATATCTGTTAAATAGAGGTAATTTTGTGGTAATTTTGTTGTTGTATAATAGTAGTATGAGTTAGGCAATAGTGCTTAACCTTTAGGCAACTTAAAGAGGCAAATACTATGGCAACTAAAGAAGCAAAAGCAACACTGAATATTCTCAAGAACGCAAATATCCAAATTAACTGTCGTGCAAGAATTAAATCAGCACAAGAACAAGCATTGATTGAACAGATTGAACAAACTGTAAAAGAAACTGACACGCACATTGGACGCATACGGTTTGATCGCAATCCTAAATCATACGGCAGCACTGGCACACGTTTTGTTAAACAGAGTTACTACTCTGAAGACAACACATATGAACTGTATGTGAATCTTGCAAAAGTCAGTGATCGCAACGGCAAATATGTTTTTACTAAAGAAACTGAATTGTTGGACACAATTCGCAAAACTGTTGATCGTGCAAACAGTGCCAAGTTTATCAATAAAATTAACAAGAAATACAATTTGGCAGCATAACATTAGGGGTTGACAACAGCCCCTAATTGTTGTATAATATATACATTACTTAGGCAAACAACGAGGCACACAAAATGACAAACGCAAACACACAAATCTTTGACTACACTGACGAGGAACAAAAACTTGCAGATATGATGCTTGAACTTGTCAAGCACGCCAAGACCGACACACCTTATGATTTGTTAGAGATGGGCATCTTTAATAAAGAAGAATACTACCAAGACAACATTGCAAAACTTACAAATCGCAAAACATTTGTAGAAGTAACTGTGGAAGATCTATTCCACAAAGGCTATAAAGACAAGCCTGTTGAGTTTGACACGTTTTGGAGCAATGACAAAGTGCTTGCACACCAGGCACCGCATTGGAATCGCAAGGTTGTTACTGTAAGAGTTTACAATACAAATTCTACTTCAGACAAGCAATACGATTTGCTAAAACTTAACACTTGGTTTAGTCAGAAAAACAAATCATACACAGATTTAATACTTGGCGACATTTTCTTTAATCCAACTAAGTTGCGAGACGGTGTTCACGCAGAATGGGCAGAAAGACTTTGCGATCGTGTAGGTGACGATGAGTGGATAGTTGACGACAATACATTTAGAAATGTTTTAGGAGGTGTTGCACTCTTAAGCAAGCACTTTGAAAAGCAAGGCTCATCCAAAATGAAAGAACTATCAATGACACTTGGTGCTTAATTACACGCAAATAACGATTGAATTAGGGGTTGACAACACCTCTAATTGTTGTATAATATATACATAACTTAGGCAAACACACAGAGGCAA